CATTACACCCCATACTATACGTATAGTATGGGGTGTAATGTACACCACATATTGCCCTAGGGCATTGTGTATATACACAGTGCCATAGGGTTATAAATGTACATAGATGGTAAAAATAGGGCTTGACATATACATAGTTGTGAACTAAAAATATATGTAGGGTTTATTGTGTACTTTTATTGCGAGGTTGACGGCTATGAGTGGCGAAAGCAGAAAGAAGGTAGACTTAAAAAAGTTAGTTGATGAGCTGATAGCAGAGGTGAAAGTCATCGATGCTGATGACTCTTTGAATCGGTCAGAAAAAACAAAGCTGATAACTCGGGCAGCAACAAAGTTTAAAAACAAATTGCATGATGACGGCCGAAAAAAAGACGATGCCAGGATAGCGCTCGGCACCTATCGCAAGTATATGACGCAGGCTAGAGCAGAGGTAACGGCTCAGAATTGGAAGCACCACAGCTTAGGGCAGCAAATAGAGAGGCTTTCTAAGAAGTATCCTCAGTTCGCTGATGCCTTTCTAAAAATGAATGAAAAATATCACATAACTGATATAAGGCTTGCTCATAGAGACCTGTTAAATAGCATCAAAGATAACAATGAAGCCTATGAAGATATTAAGGGCATGAAACTGGACCACGAGGTGATGCGCCATTTAACTGTTGCCAGCGCCCAAAAAGCGAAACTGGCAGACCAGGCGGCCGAATCGTTGGAATATAAGAAGCACTCCACTGTTGAAATTAACTATCACCAACTGCTCGCCAGTGTGGTCGACCTACTGACGAAGAAAACAAAGACTGTTGGCAGCGACAGTGCTTATAGTTTCAGCCGCTTGGCACTCGGCATAGGCTTTGCCACTGGCCGCAGGTCAGTCGAAATACTAAAACAGGGTGAGTTTAAAGTCCTGGATAAACAACGGATGGAATTCTCCGGACAGGCCAAAAAGCGCGGTGGTGCCGACTACAGCGACTCATACACGATTTACACTCTGGTCGACGCTAACCTTGTAATGCAGGCTATAGAGCAAATGCGACAGCTGCCTGAAGTTGTAGCCCTGGATGACTTTGACGAGCTGCCAGAAGTGAAGCGAAACGACGCGATTAATAAGCGTTGTGCAAAAACGCTTAATACCACTGCAAAGCAATTTTTTGACGATAATGAGCGGGTTTTTAAAGACTCCCGGGCAATATGGGCGCGCCTGGTGTATGAGCTGTTTTTTAAGCGCGACAAACGCTGGGCTAAAAAGGATGAGGATGTTTTCTGGCAAGAGATGCTGGGCCACGAGGATATGGAAACGCAGAAAGCTTACAAACAGTTCAAAATAAACTATGACGAACCAGAAGCTACTGCAGCTGAACCGGTCAAATTCAAAACCAGACTGGAGGCTATGATGGCACTGGATGAGGAGATGGCGGAACGGCCAGCTCTTTTAAAAATTCACGACTGGGCAAAGGGGCGCCTGAAGCAGGACCCAAATGCCACCATCAACCAGTCAGTGATCACCAGGGAAATCGGCTCCGGCCGGAAAGTGATCAAGGACTATTTAGACTTAACGGCCGACGCTTTAGCGGTGACTAATGTGGAGGTGACTGTGGCGCCTGTTCCTGCCAAAAGTGCGCGCCAGGATAAAACAGAACCTGCAGATGGTGCTGGTGTAAAACCATTCCTGAAGGCCCAAAAAGTGGATGATGAACACTATGAAGCGGTGGCGCTGGTGAATGGAGAGGAGGTCGCTCGAGTAAAAATTAAGGGCGGCAGAGTTGAAGCTATGACGGCCGCCCTGGAGGCTTTTAAGAAATCGTCAGCTGTTGGTCGACATTAACTTTACTAGCTCTTGAAGCCTACGACTTTGTTTTAGCAGGGCGGTGTAAAAGCCGCCGCTTTCAGAGCCTTGATTAACCTGGTTAGCAACGCTGGCCATCCCTACCAGTTCCTCTGCAGACAGAGTTGCTTCATCTAATAAATCTTCTAATGACGTCGAGACTTCCTGTCGTAGCCTTTCCGTCGCCAATACTTGCTGTACTACATCATTCACAAGTTAAAACTCCTATTTTAAAAATCCTTTCTTACGCAGCATTCTGACAACAATCACTGTTTGAATTGTGAGCCAGGTTAAAATTGCTACTTCTGCATAGCTCAGTATGCCTTTAAATATCTCATAATTGTCGAAGAAGAAAAGGCTCGGCTGTATTCCAAGCCGGGCCTGTTCAAATTCGACGAATACCATCAGATTGACAGCAATAGAACCAAAGTAAGTGCCAATTAAAACCCACTCTGATTTTAATCTATGGTACACCACACGCCAGCCTGTAAAAACATGGATATAAGGCCTCCACAAAATAACCAGGCACATAAATAAATCATTAAAGCTGTGAGCCACATAAAAAAATTGACGGTAGTCGCCTTTTTTCATCGACTGAAGCAAAGGTGATAACACAGCAATATCTAGTAGCTTTGGCACCAGCATCAATAACAAAATCGAATGCAGGTTACTATTCCTTTTAGCCAAAAAAACCAGCAAAAGTATCCAGAGGCACAAAAATCCATTTTCAATGACTGGCGGCATTAACTAATTCCCCGGCTTATTGCTGATTTACTACTACCGGAGGATCGGTTTTATCTTTTCCGCCAGAAGTTAAAGCTCTTACTTCATACGTTGACGGCTCTTCCTTTTCACCAGAACTAAGCGTCACAATATCTTCTGAGGTTACAGTTTTAACGACTGGCGGGTCAGTTTTGTCTTTGCCGCCTGATGTCATTGGGCTAACTGTTCCGCCTGAAAGGGCTGGGTCTTGAGTTGCCGTCGTCAATACTGATGTGCCGAGATTTTTAATGTCCATTTTTTTCCTTTTTCGGGTTGTCAAAATACAGTTATAGGTACTGCCCGTCAATGCCCTATAACTTCTGGTTAACCTTCAATCGTAGCTGCCTTTCGCGATACCGCGACCTCAGAAGCTGTACCAGCTCCGCTTTGCCTATCAGCTGCCGGTCAATATCCAAAATGTCCTGTACTGACAACTGGGCTTGGGCAAATTCCGGAGGGATCTCTGTGCCGGATATAAACTCATGCACGATCCTTATCACTCGATCTCGAACATAGGGATACTTCTCATCTGTACATATATGACTAATTTGGAAAGTGTCCCCATCGCCACAGAGCTCGGCCTCAAAGGCTTCTGGAGGTATTGGCTGCGCGTCCAGGCCTGTCTCTCTGCGTAGGGCTGCAGGTGCGTCCTTATCGTGGAACTGAAGGCTGCTGATGCCGTTCGATTTTCTGAGCTGAACATAACGCATCATGTGGGCCCAGGAGCCGGGTTCAATCATTAGCATGTTGTGGCCGCTTGACTTCCACTTGTGGATCACAAGACCAAAACGCTCCAGAATGTTTTTAATGAACGTTGTCGGGTCTTTAGGCATTGCGCTAGGGTTTACATAGGCCCCGATTTTAAGCGCGTTATACAGCTCTATAGAGGCCCTGTCTTTGAGTATGTCCGACATGGCCACCCGAGCCGCTTTATGCGTAAATTTACCTTCACCGGTCATCGGGTTTATGCCGAGCTGTTGGAACAGCTTCACATAAAGATTCCTGGTGGCGCGTTTGTAGTTATGCCTGGTCAAAACCACCTTGTTTTTTATTTGCGCCATATCGTAGGCAACGGCCTCTGCATCACTGGACTGCAGCAGCTCCATGGCCGCCACTTTCTTGATGCCCCGGTCATCATAAAACGCTATTACTTCCGGAGTAATTTCTGCCACGCATAACTGCGTTTCCATGTGGTACCGGTCAATCTGTGCTGCCTCGGCCTCTGACCTTAGTTCTGAGCGGCTCAACCGGTTATAGACGTCGTCGTCTGGTGTTGGCTGGCTCATGATCATCTCGATGCGTTTCATCTCGATAATCCCCTTGCCCCACTTCTTCATTTGCTTCGCTGCAGCTATGGCATCGTCATCAGCACAAAGCGCGTCGACAACATAGCGGTCAGCTATGAGGATCAGCAGCAGGTTGTTGGCGAAGTCGTTGCGGCTTCGGTTTTCTTCCGCTATCGATGCCAGGCGAACTTCGTCATAGATGGTTTTTTTCCGACGCAGAATAATTTCTGTGCTTGTCTCTTCAAAATCGACAGTTAGCTCATCAGCTGCCACCAGGCCGCGATAAATAGCCTCGCGGTCAATATCCCGCTGCGTGTTGTTTATGCCTATTCCCATGACGTACTGGCGCGCCGTTCTGTCGCGTCTCATCATTTGTACAGCGTCTGTCGGCGGTACCACCCCATGAAAAATAGACACATGGTTGCTAAAGTGCGGAACGGTAATTGATACCCCGGAGCTGATAGCCGGTGAATAAATAATGACATCGTATTTAGTGCATTCGCCGTTTGGATCGTTCAAAAACGCTTCCACGTTTGCATCCGCTTTGCTGTCCTTGTGAACGTGCATTACACGAATATCGGGCTTTTGTTGCTTCAGCACTTCAACCATTTTTTTGCCGTCTTTGGCTGAGTCGTTGGCCACCAGTACGGTCTTATCAGCCTTGGCCAGCGAGATAACTTCAGCAAAAGCGCTATTGATGTCGGTGTGCAGGACGCTGATGTGTTTGCATGTGCCGGTCACTTCGATAATGTGAATAGGTTCACCAGGGCGCGCCATCTCACACAGGTCAATCAGGCCGTCATTGGCATCAGCATCGCACAACAGAACACGCCTGGAGGCGCGCATGGCTTGCACTAAACCGTCCATCACTAGGACAGGATTATCGACAGGACCATTGGTTGTATGTCGCATTACCTGGCTGGCCTCATCAATACACAATGTATCAACCGTCTGAAACCAGTTCAGGCCGTCAGCGTTGGAAAATTTAGGGTTAATGATGGAATTTACACAGCATGCCAGGTGCGAAACAAACGGCATTTCCGAAGCCATGGTGTCCTGGTAATTGCTAATGTTCAGGCGGTTTGACGCATCACCGATCAGGCTGACCCTGTGGGCGATGTAAGCGGCCTTTGGTGCGCGGTGCATGATGGGCTGGATCAACAGGTCAGTTTTGCCTGAACCCATCGGGGAGCGGATAATTATACAGCCCTGCAGACCTTCCACCAGGTCGACAACAGCGCTTGGGATCCTGACGTTACCATGCTCCGTTTCTTCGCCCTGCAGGCGTATATAATTTACATTCGGCTGACTGAGTGCCTGGTCTGAAAAAGAGCGTAATGTCCTGGCGCGGTGCAGTTTACCTTTGGCCAGCCAGTTAATGCGGCCTCTGACTTTAAATTCGCTGATGCTTACGCCAGCTGGCAGACTGTTTTGCACATAGCGATAAACCTGCTCTGTACTGTACTTTATTGGCGACAGCATCATGCCAGCGCCAACGGCCTTCAGCGCCTCATCGTTTGCATTGTCATGACCAGAAAAACTAAGCCGCTGCAGGCAGTACTCAAAATAATGAGGATGTGCCACCAGTCGATTTTTACGGGCTTTAATTTGCTTCTTCACTTCGTCCAGACCTGCGATGCAATGCAGGTCGTTGAAGTCGGTAGGCTTCTTGCTGATGTCCAGCTCATCGAACAACGGATAAACAGAACGGATCCCAAAATCTTTATGCAGCTCGATGGCCGTCATTAAACCTTTGTTGCCGACCTTAATTTTAAATGCGTCGTTATCTGCCGCGTTAGTGATCTGCAACTCCGGTCTGTAGCGACTGTAATCGCGCAGAACCTTCTTCAGGTTGTCGGCGTTCATTGCGACAATAACAGGGATGCTGGTGGCTAAAAACACAGTAGCACCGGTGGCGAAACCTTCGGTGGCATACGCCTTATCACTGGACTCAAGGTCGCCAATAATACAGTGCGCGCCATCGAACTGATGGTCATCGACGGCCACGGTATATTTTTTAAATTTTTCGTATAGCCGCTGCAGGCCCTTGTACTCGCCGTGAATGTCATGCAGAGCGATGGCTGTGAAATCCCCTGACCAGTCGCGCATGCGCTTCAATTCAATAGCACCAGTGGCGACAATGTCAGCAATCTGCTTTAGCTGAAAATATGGGGCGGTGCCGTCTTCAGCACCTAAGTACTGAACTGCATTACGGGGCAGCTGACGGTTTTCCTGCCGGATAAAAACATCCTGGTACGCCAGATGCTCGTTATAGCGCAGCTCCCTGGCTTTCTTTTCCTTGGCTTCCAAAGCAGCAAGCCGGTCCTGTCGGTCCCGGCGTTTTTTTGCTTGCTGCTCTGCCCAGGCGTTTTGCCTGGCTGAATCAATTCTTTGGCCGCCCTCCTGCTGATATATCTCCAGAAGCGCTTTAAAGCCGTCAAACGTCGCGGTGTAGCCGCCGTCTTTTTGCGTTGTGAAGTTGATGTGAGGGTATTCGATGCCGCCAGCTGTGCGCTTAATAGAGCCGTAAACAGCAACCTTGCCGTTATAGCCTTTTTTGAGGGTCTTTATTTTGCCGCGCAGCTTTTGGTCGTTCAGCTGGACATCGGATGAAATAGCGTGCCAGTCGACCTGAACCTCTGCAGCTGTTGCTGCAACATCCGAGCTGCAGAAGTCGAGCAGCGTATATGGATCAGAGTTAAAGCGCGCTTGGTAGAACTCTATGAGAGAACTTTTATTATGGGACACAGTTCATCCTTAAAAATACACAAATGAACATTTGCACATATGAGCAAATGCACAAAAACACATTTGTTTGCTATTTCTAAGGGCCTTAACTAAACTTCGCTTTGCTTGTTAGCGCAGTTTTTGTTCAGGCCCTTTAACCTGTCTCAAACAGTTATCCAGAAAGCCCCGGGTGCCAGCCCGGGTTTTTCATTTCTGAAACAGGTAAAATTTTTTAAATCTTCTTAAATCATTGCTCACCTGCATAAAAAAACGCACCCGGATCGCAATACGGCTGCGCGAATACTAAGCCAAAATTTAACTATAATCAAAGAAAGAGATCGTCTTTCAGTGAAATAGATCCATCAAGCGATCTGAATACAGAATTTCACTGTACCACAAAATACAGCTTCGTCATGTAAAATTGCTGAAGGGTACTGAGGGTTTAAAGCCTTCAGGAATGCGCCTGTGCCGTCAACAATGAGTTTTCTAAACACAGGAGTTTCAGCACCGTTTGTCACAACAACCGGCGTGTTGTTTCTCATGTTCTTTTCACGCACAACAATGATGATGGATCCATCAGGGTACGACTCATTTTGTGCTGACTGCATACTTTCGCCTGAAACCCTTAGCGCATAGGCATTACCCGCCACAGGGTACGGCGAATACACGTACTCCAGTACAGGATCAACGGTAGGGTCAAACGACTCAGCCAACCCCCAGTCTATAACTGGTACCAGCTGGCCACTTGGAGTTTTTTGGTCAGCTGCAGCACCGCCACAGGCTTCTCTAAAAAGACTATCCAGCGAAATACCGAGCGCCGTGGTCAGGATGAAGAGCAGCTGGCCGGATGGTTCCAGCCCTTCTCTTTCTATCCGAGATAAATGACCAGGCTGAATTGCACCGCCAACTTTGTCGCTGACTTCTTGCAAAGTTAGCTGTTTTGACTTGCGAATTCGCCGCAGAATTTTCCCAACGTCCATGAATAGATCCTCAGTTTCCCCACTCTTTTTTGAATATAGTTAAAAAAGCATTGAAATAAAATTTAACTATTAGCAAAATAGGTAATTACTAATAACCGTAAATTATCACTTACGATGATTAAAGATAAGCAAATTATCAACTTACCTACAATACGGACCGGAAACTGAACCATGGCTGACGATGCAGACGTGGCTCAGGGGTTCACGGAACATTATTTGAATTTGGCACTGAGCAGGATCAAGGTGCCAGACCGAACCATCCCTAGTGCAGAACATTGCTGCATCTGTGATACACCCATCCCAAAAAAACGGCAGCAAATTTTACCAGGCATTCAAACCTGTGTAGACCATGCTGGCTGGAAAGACAGCTGATGGAGATGCCTGTGAGCGAGTACTGCCAACAACTGGACTGGGTGCGCCTTCGAATTTTTCAGGCGCACTCGGTACATATAAAGACCAGGGGAGACGACGGCGTTGCCGCTTATGTGATCCCTGCCGCTCACACCCGCAAGAAAAACACAGACGAACACATGAGTGGCGATATGAGCCGAGTGAAAGCCCGTGAAGTACGCAAGGGCAAAAGCGCTGTGCTGTTGCCGCCATGGGCGTTTGATGACACAAAGATTGTCCGCGCTGTTGGCCGCTTGCCAGACACTGAGCGCCGGTGGGTTCGCTACGCCTATAGTGGCAATTACACCTGGGATGATGAGTCAGGTATTGTTTTTGACCTATGGGAAAAGCTTGCGCCCCAGTTCACAGGCCTGCGCGGAAAAACCCTGGCGAAAGTCAGGGGTATGGTTTATCTCGCCGTCCAAAACTATAAGTCTGTCCGTACCCAAGGCAAGCCTGCACATACCCCTGAACGCATTCGCCAGCTGGTGGAAATACCAGAGGGCAACTGGCGCAGGGATTGGCTGCCGCGCTGGAGACTAATGCGAACCGAACTGGCCAGCATCGATCATGCTGCCCTGTCGTCAATTTTGGAGGTGGCCGGTGACAGAACCGAATAGCCCAAACCCATGCCCTCACTGCAAAGACATCCCGTCGCTCAGAACAGACTCAGCGACGGGATTCTTTATGGTGGCGTGTATAGCCTGCAAAGTTTACACAGAGGCGACATCCAGCAACGAGGCCGCCATTGGCTACTGGAATAACTTTGCCCAGGAACACCGTGCCTGCTTAGGCTGCGGAAGCCAGCCAACGATTAAGCACAGCAAGCTTCGACAGATGTGGGTTTATCAATGCACCGGTTGTAACTGGCAAGGCAACCTAAGCCACTCATCACAGGGCGCGCTCTGTGACTGGCATCGCTCAAATACGCCTGGCGACATGCACATCATGGAGCTGTGGCAGATGAGAGCAGCGGAGCTTCAGAATCAAGCATAAACATTTACACAAAAGAACATTTACACAAAAGCATATTTGCACATTCACAGAAGGACCGACGAAATGGAAGAATTCGCAAAACTGTTTAACACCGCAAGAACGCAGATCCTCGTTGTACTGGATGACACTAGCGATGCAGACTTATCGCAGATCACACTGACGGCAAAGCCAAAAGGTGGGCAGGCGATTAAAATAGTCGTTGGCGGCTCTGGCCCAGCTGGCCGTGAACGGATTAACCATATTTTCAACATCATGGACAAGCAGGCAGCACTGAATATTGTGCTTCCTATGTTGCCAGCTCCGGAGGCTTTGTTATGTACAGTTTAACGCCAGGCATTGAATCAAAAGAGCGGATATTGCTGCTGCTTCAGTTAACAGAAATCACCAGCGAGGATATTATTGCTGCTCTGGTGGATCACCTCGAAAGAGGTCTGAGTGTTACGACCTCAGCTGCGCTAAACAACGTCCCGCAGCCGAACGTCAGCCGCGCCTTAGCTACGCTGAACGAAAAGGCCGAAATAGTTGAAAAGATAAAAGAGCATGACGAAAGAAGGCGAAAACAATATCAGTTAACCGATATAAAAAATAATAAAGAAAACAGCTCAGGCGTAAATGAGTAATGACACAAAAGCACAAATGCACAAAAGCACAAGTAAAATGGCCTGTGCCGGAACGCGACAACTTAGTCTATATTACCGCCACCGCACTGGCCTGCAGCCGTAGCCCGTCAGCTGTCTATTTTGAGCAGGCGCTCAAGTTTATGCACCGACATATTGATAACCGGACATCACTCGGCCTTTGCTGTATCGCTCAAAACGCCGAGCTTTTATCAGCAAAAAAGATACTGCAGGTAGCGTGATGAATAATCAGCAAATGCACATCAACCGCTATGTTTTTGGGAAAATCACGGACGATATGTCAAGCGGCCCCCTATCGATGTGGCGACAGTTTGACGATAAGCTACTCAAATTTTTTGCTAATGAGATTTTTGAAAAAGCGCCTGACTTTTGCTTTGGGGCTTTCGATGTGGACAGAGTGACTTACTCTGTTAGGTGTTTAAAGCACTCGCCTAACCAGCGCCAATTTATCCTGGACGCATTAGACAATGGCAGTCCATTTAGGCTGCTGCGTGACGTACAAAAAACAGGCAGTTGACACTTTGACACGCTTTGAGGTATCTTTCCGACATATTCAGCTAAATTGCTAGAAATCTAAACAACCCGCTTCGGCGGGTTTTTTGTTGCCTAAAATCCGGAGCCGCCATGAACTAGAAAACACCCACAGCTGAAGCAGTAGCATTCAGCCAGGATAGCTTGATCCTTCATTCAAGAATTCCCCTCGCGACGTATCCTGGGAAAGGTGGCCGTAACGGCAAGGAACAGGTCCGGTTAGCGCCCGGTTAGCGCATCAGTAAGCTATGACAACATGAATTTTATGAAGCCCGCATTTTGCGGGCTTTTTTATTGGGGGTAATCGTGGATCTCAACACATTGATAGCTCTCCTGACTTTAATCGTCGTCGTCGTTGGAGCCGTGGTCGGCGTACTTTGGTCGCGATTGAATGACCTAGGCAATGCGTTAGTTGATGAACGGGTAAATGTCGCAAAACAGTACATCACCTCCGTTGAAATGGACCGACGCCTGGAGCAGGCCATTAAGCCAGTGGAGAAAATGCTGGAGAAGATTGAAGAGCAGAATAAGCAAATTTTTGCAGCAATTACACATGGTAAGAGGATGAGCGATGGCTAAAACAGAAACTAAGACGGCCGCAATCACCAAGGTGATAGAGCGTGAAGGAGGTTATGTATTCCACCCGTCAGATCGTGGCGGTCCGACTCGTTACGGTATAACTCAAAAGAAAGCTAAAGAGTTCGACTACACAGGCCACATGGCTGAGTTTCCCGTCGAGCTGGCGTACCGCATTTACGCCGCTGACTTTTGGGACAAAATTCGCCTGGATGAAATTGCTGCCATCGATGGCCAGCTGGCCACCGTGATTTTTGATTTTGCTGTGAATAGCGGTGTTTCAACTGCAACGCGCCAGCTGCAGCGTCTGCTGAACGTTCTGAATCAAAAAGGAACGCTTTATCCGGATTTAGTTGTAGATGGAGTCCCAGGCTCAAAAACGGTTCTGGCCGTGACTGATTTTGCCAAAAAGCGCGGCTCTGAAGGCACTAAGGTGCTGACTGAGTCGCTTAACAGCCTTCGCATTGAGTTTTGCGTTCGCATCATGGAAAGCGATGAAAGTCAGGAAGCATTTGGCTTTGGCTGGTTGCATCGCATCGTCAACCTTTAGGAGTAAATAGATGAGCTTAATAGCTGTCGCCCTACAATTAGCCGCATCAACTGGCCTCGCTGGAAAGCTTGGCAAATGGATTGGCGGAAAGAACGGCGAGGCAGTTGCTGAACAAGTGATCAGCATCGCCCAGTCAGTCACCGGTGAACCTGATCCCGAAAAAGCGGCGGCTGCCGTTCTGGCCAATAAGGCCCAACTGATGGAGTTTGAAGAGCAAGTCTTCCAGCGTGAGCTGCAGCTGGAGAAGCTGTCCCTTCAGAACGTGGAAAGTGCGCGCAATCTGCAGATAGTTGCGCTTAACCAAACTGACGTATTTAGTAAGCGTTTCATTTACTACCTGGCATCAGCTTGGACCGCTTTCGCTTTTATCTATTTGCTGGGCATTACGTTCACTACAGTGCCAGAAGCTAACGTGCGCTTTGCTGATACGGTTTTAGGCTTTCTGCTTGGCACCGTGATTGCTGGCATCATCGGCTTTTTCTTCGGTAGCAGCATTGGCCGTGACCGACCAGATGAGCCACAGCCCTCCCTCAGCTCGGCGCGTTAGCCATGCTCGGCTTCATGAGCGCAAAGCAGGCTAAGGCAGCAGGCTTTACACATCATGGCAGCCATTACGGCATCCCGGTTTGGATTGGAGACCCTGAAGGTGACTTCATGGTCGCCACCAAGTGGGCGCCTGCTGAACTGCTGATGACTCTATTTCATTACATCGAGGGATTCATCCAGTCAGTTGTCTGGCCTGATGAGGAGCATGGCTTTCAGTTCGCACTGGGTCAGGCCATCGATGCGGAAGGTAACAACAGTAAATCATAAAATCAGGAAAAAAATGGAAAACCAGCACCGCAAAATTAAAGGTTATCGTGAACTCTCTGCATCTGAAATCGATTTGATGAACCGCATCAAAGATAAGGGCGCTGAGCTACTGGCTTTACAGGCAGAACTAGCAGGCTCATTAAGCACAGCTTATGCAGAAAAGCTTAATGCAGCAGTGAAAGCACAAGAAGGTACAGGCTTCAGCATCTATCAAGGAGCGACTGATGAAGCGATTGAGTTCCGCCGCTTCAGTGATGCAGAACCTGAACGCTGGGCCAACATCGGCAAGACCGATATACAGACTGGCTTGATGGCCATGGTGCGCGCTGTAGCGCAGCCAGCTGGCGTCTAAAACCAATTGCCCTCGGGTGCAAGCTCTGAACCAACATGGCTCAGGCCATCGACTGGGGCGCACCCCGGGGCAAAAAAGGTACTCCCCGGACTTCCAACAGAGACGGGTAGAAGACTCGCGGCCTTTACGACATTGAAGATTTTCGGAACAAGTCCTTTCTTCTCTTCTGCGGAGGAAGGACCAAGCAGTGTTTAGTTGACGCCCAGCCAGTGATTTTGGCCGGGCGTTCTTTGTTTTAGGGCTTCACAGTAGGCTTTAAAACAAAGGACCAAAAAGAAACATTTGAACATTTGCACTTTTGCGCTTTTGTCCTTTCTTACAGGGTTGTTTATGGGTCTGAAATTTAACAAAGCCACCTTTGCCCAGCTCATTGGCAAGTCTCCTCGCTGGGTTACAAAGTTGATAACTGAAGAAGGGATGCCCGTCGAATCGGGTGGAGGTAAAGGGGTTGAGCTGGTCATTGATTCTGAGGAAGCAATCGCCTGGCTTATCCGTGAAGCTCTGGCCAAAGAGCTGGGAATGCGTGACGGAGATGATGCACCCGCATCAGGCTCAAAAAGTGAAGAAGAATTACTGCTCATTAAAGCCAAGCGGATCCAAGAAGAAATAAAAGCCAAAAAAGCCCAGGGACTTTCTATCGATTTAGAAGAGCTGAAGCCGGTTCTTTTTGAAGTCGCCAACATTTTTGGCCAGCAATCTGATGCCCTTGGGGGGCGTATTGCCTCGGAGTTTGCCAGCATAAATGACCCAGCCATTATTAAAGCCAGGATGCTCGAAGAATCAAGACGAATTCGAGCTCAAACCGCTGACCGCATCTATAAGTTTATTGCTGAATATCGTGGCTACGACAGCGGAGATAGTGACAGCGCCACCACCGAGGGCAGCTGACGAATGGGCAGAAGCTAACCGCATATTGCCGCCTGGCAGTCCGGAGCCAGGTCCTTTCCGTTATACCCGAACCCCTTACATGGTGCCTGTGTGCCGCGCCTTTGCCTCCCCAAGATACAAGCGGGTTACGTTTGTCATGGGAACGCAGATGGGTAAGTCAGCGACCATGTTTAACGTGATTGGGTGGCGTCTGGATGATGACCCAGCGCCGGTGATCTACGTTGGCCCAACGCAGTCGAACATTGACAAGGTGGTCGAGCCGAAAATTGCTGAAATGTTCAGGGAGTGCGACAGCCTGAACCGCAAGCTGAAGAAGGAAAAAGGCGAAACTTCAAAGCACCGGAAAAACGTTGGCGGTGTTCACTTGCGTTTAGCCTGGGCAGGTTCAGCCACTGAGCTGGCGTCTGACTCGGCCGCGCTGACACTGGTTGATGAAATCGACAGACCAGATGACAACGCCAGCGGCGAGGGTTCACTAGAAGAAATTGCCGAAGCCCGGGGCGATGCTTACGCAGACTCTAAAACGGGTTATACCGCGACCCCGACAGAAGGGCGCGCCGAGCGTTACACGCACCCAGTCACCGGTCACACACACTGGGCCGTGACAGATCCAAAACAGCTATTTTCACCTGTATGGCGACTATGGCAGTCAGGCACCAAGCACGAATGGATGGTGCCGCACCTTGATCCTGCTTGTGGCGAGTACTTCAGCCCATCCAGTGAACTACTGTGGTGGCCAGGCAAGGGTACTGATGCGGAATGCACCCCGAGCCATGCCAGTCGCCATGCCAAGCTGATTTGTCCGCACTGCGGCGCTCAGATTGATGATTCTGAACGAAGCCGCATGAACGCCAGAGGGGTGGCCGTTGCTCCAGGGCAACTAGCCAAGTCTCACAGTGAAGGTTTTGTGTCCATCACCCAGGGTGATCAGGTGCATATAGTGCCGTACTGGACAGCCGTTGAAACGGATGATGGTAACGACAGTTTCAGCATATGGGTCAGCGGCCTTTGCTCCTTCAGCGCAAAAAAATCATTTGGTTTCCTAGCTAAAAAGCTGCTGGAAGCCATCAAGTCGGGCGACCCTGGCAAGATGATGGCTGTACATAACACCGGTTTTGGTGAAGTGCATAGCGCCATTGGTGACGCTCCAGCCTGGGAAGAAGTGTACGAACTGCGCGACACCTATTCAGCTGGTCAGGTCCCAGAAGGATTTGACCAGTTGATCTGCACGGTGGACGTGCAAAAAGACCGAGTTTATTACGTGGTCAGGGCATGGCGTCCAGGCATGACCAGCCGTCTGGTTGAATGGGGTGAAATCTGGGGCGATACCGACAAGCCAGAAGTCTGGGACGAAGTCGCCAACCTACTGGAACAAGAGTGGGAAGGCCGAACGCTCAGCCTGATGGGGGTAGATGCTGGTTATCGCACTGATGAAGTGCTGATGTTTGTCAGAAAGCATAAGGGCCGCACCAGGGCGCTGATGGGATTTGAACGGCTGTCAAAAGCGTTTCGGATGGCACGGCTCGAAGTAGACACCAAAGGCAAAACCCGTAAGCACGGCGATAAACGCTGGGACTTTGATGCTGGTTTAGCAAAAGCCTGGGTTCATAGCCGAGTTCGCTGGCCAAAAGGTCAGGATGGTGACTGGCGCTTACCTGCAGACGTGTCGGAAGAGTATTGCCAGCACATTGTTGCTGAAGAATACGACGAAAGCACAGGCAAGTGGGTAAAGGTCGCCAAGCGTAACGACTACCTAGACTGCGAAGGCATGAATTATATGTGCGCTCGAATGCTCAGGATTGACCGTAAAAAAGCCCCCACAGACAAAAGCGAACCTGTGCCAGATGATGAAAAACATGATCTGCCCAGCGATTCAGACGATGAACCAAAGAAAACCCGCCCAGTGAAGCGCCGGTCAACAGCTGCCAAGAGGCGGCCGCGCCAGGGCTTTGTTGCTCGGGGTAGGAATAGCAGATGATCCCTCACTTAATTCAAGCTGGCATAACTGCACATTGGTCCCAGCCATTGCCTGATGGCTATCCGGGCCATGAGTTCAGCTTCATCCTGCAGGGGCCACAAAAAATCACAGTAACGGCCAGCATTGATGGCCACCAGCTGGTGGTCAACGCATCAGCTGCTGTCACTGCAGAGTGGCCTGCAGGTAATTACAAATATCAGCTGCAGGCTGCTCAAGGTAATGACCGGCACATCGTTAGCCAAGGGTTTGTGCGTATCGAGCCGGACTTTAATGCGCATGCCGGAGGCATTGACGTGCGGAGTCACGCACAAAGAATGCTGGAAGCCATAGAGCAGGTGCTATTAGGCCGGATAACTAAGGACGTTGAAGCCTATGAAATAGACGGCCGTAGCATCACAAAAATACCAATGCTTGAGCTGATGACGTTGAAAAAGCAGTACATGAACACGGTCCATATTGAGCGCCGAAGAGCGCAAGGTAAACCGAGTTTCCGACCCAAAATTGTCAGACCAAGGTTTAGGACATGAGCGAAGAAAAAGCAAAAAGCCGCCGTGTTATGGCTGGCAAAAATAAACGGTTTGCTATTGCTCAAAAAACGCAGTCATTTGGCACCCGAGTTGCTGGTTTTGGTCTGACTATCGACGAAAGCCTGCGGCGTGATGTGCTGGCCATCCGTGCAGCTTCACGTAAAGCAGGCGAAGATGACGGCTATATCGTGCGGTTTTTGTCGATGTGCGAAACCCACATTGTAGGTCCTGAAGGATTTTCCCTGCAGAACAAGGCCAAGCTGGCCAACGGCAAACAAGATAAAGCCAGTAACGACATCATCGAGGCTGGTTTTAAAGAATGGGGAAAGAAGGGCTGCTGTGATGTGACTGGCCAGTATTCCTGGATGGATATTCAGCGGCTTTTTATCAAAACCGTGGCACAGGATGGGGCTTGCCTTGTTCGTGAGGTTAGGGGCTTTCCGAATAAGTATGGGTATGCGCTTCAGCTGTTAGAAGCTGACCACCTGGACATCAATTACAACCGGTCAAACTACAACGGCAACCAGATTAAACATGGTGTCGAACTGGATGACTTTGGTCGGCACATCGCCTACCACATATTGACCGTTCACCCCGGGGATCGTGCCTATTTTCACGGTAATACCCGTTATGAACGGATCCCTGCAGAAGAGCTGCTCTTTGCCTACTACCCGTTTCGGATAGGTCAAACCATTGGCGTTCCGTGGCCGCATGCAGCACTCGTTGAGCTGCTGGACTTGTACAACTACCGCGAAGCAGAAATTACGCTGGCCAGAGTCGCTGCCAGCAAGGCGTTTGCGTATGTGCCTGACAGTGAGGTCGAGCCAGCGGAAGATGATGAAGAGGAAGTCTTTGAGCAGGAGCTGGAGCCTGGTGGCGGTATCGTCGTTCCTTATGGTTATGACATCAAGGAGCTGAACTTTAAAGCTGATGGCCAGAACGCTGCGGCTTTTACCAAAACCGCATTACGGGGCGGCGCATCGTCGCTTGATGTTAGTTACAACTCTCTGGCGAATGACCTTGAAGGGGTGAACTTCTCAAGCCTCCGGCACGGGGTGTTAGAAGACCGTGACAACTGGCGAAAACGCCAAGGCTGGATGCGTGAAACAATGCTTGAGCGGGTGTTCAAAAGCTGGCTTCAGATGGCGCTGCTATCTGCTGAGCTGGGCAAGCTGACCTTGCTTGATTTTGATCGGTTAAACCAGCCTGTTTTTTTCGGGAGACGCTGGGACTGGGTCAATCCACTCCAGGACGAAAAAGCCAACACTGAAGCCATCAATAACCGGACCAGATCGCCCCAGTCGATTATCAGGGAGAGGGGTGAAGACCCTGAAGTTGTCCTCAGTGAAATAGAGGAGTGGTACGCCAGGACTAAACATTTAAACCAAGAGGGAAAAGCTAATGCCGCATCTACTCAGAATGCTGCTACTAAGGCGTCTGATTAAACATCAGACGCTTACCCGCGAAGCCACCAAAAAGCAGAAAACCAAACAGCTTGAAATCGGTGAGCAGGTTCGCACCCTAACCCTTACGCGTGAATCGGTGAACATGGACGAAAGGACAGTTGAGCTGTCTTTTTCTTCAGAAACACCGGTGGAGCGCTGGTGGGGGATGGAAATACTGGGGCATGACCCCGGCGAATGTGATTTATCCAGGCTGAATAATTCCGGCGCTTTTCTGATGGACCACGTTATGCGCGATCAGCGTGGTGTGATTGAGGAGGCTTGGATTGATGCCAAAAAAGGCCGCGCAAGGATCCGATTATCGAAGTCTGAGCGCGGGCAAGAGCTTTTAGAAGAAATGCGAGATGGTATCCGGCCGCATATATCGGTTGGTTATCGAATCATCGAAATCATTCACGTTAAGCGTGATGAAAACAACGTCGATTGGTACCGCGCGACCAAGTGGCAACCTTACGAAATATCGTCCGTATCGGTCCCAGCTGACACAGCTGTCGGCCTTGGCCGGAGTCAGGACGAGACGAAACCAACAATTTTTAATGTCCAACTAAGGGGTATACCAATGGATGAAGACGATTTATTAGACGGCGGCAATGGCGGTGAAGATGGCACCCGTGGCCAGCAAGCTCCTGCACCACAAACACCTGCGCCACAAGCGCAACGTAACGCCCCAGTGGACGATATCGCTTCAGAGCGCACCCGTTGCTCTGAAATTCAAGCCATCGGTGCCCAGTTCGGCTTGGCGCGTCAGGCAGCTGAGGCTGTTGCTAACGGCACTCAGTTGGACGAGTTCCGCAAAACCGTTTTATCGCATGTACGCACCACCGGCAACAAACCAGCTGGCACAGATATGGATTTGGGCCTGTCAGCTAAGGAACGTGAGCAATATTCACTGTTAAACGCTATTCGCGCCAACATCTCTGGCAACTGGAAAAAGGCAGGCTTTGAGCGCGAAGTTTCTGTTGCGCTGGCTGAGAAGATGGGTCGTGATGCCCGTGGTTTCATGGTTAACTATGAGATTTTAGGCGGTCTTGGCCGTGGTCAAGATACCAAAACAGAAGGCAAGGGCGGTGCGCTGGTTGCTACCGAGCATCATTCGGATAAATTTATCGAATTGTTACGGCCTAACTCTGTAGCTGCTCAGCTCGGTGTTCGTATGGTGACAGGTTTAGTCGGTAACGTTGATATTCCCAAAATGCTTTCTGGTTCATCATTTTACTGGATTGACGAAGGTGCAGACGGCTCAGAGTCAGATGCACAATTTGGCATAGTAAAAATGAGTCCGAAGACAATTGCCGGTGCAGTGCCGATCACTCGCCGTCTGATGCAGCAGTCAACGCCAGATATTGACATCATGATCCGTGATGACATGCTGCAAGGTTTAGGTTTAGGTATTGATAAAGCGATTTTTGTTGGCACCGGCACAGGTAACGAGCCTCTGGGCATTGTTAATCAAAGCGGTGTTAATGCGATTGACCTGACGACTCTGGGCCTCTCTCATGCAGCACTGGTCGCTTTTGAAACGGCTATTGAAGAAGCTGACGCCATGACAGGCCAGTTGCACTACCTGACACGCCCTTCAACCAAAGGCATCCTGAAGACCACTCCAATCAACGCGAATTCAGAGCGTTATTTGTGGGACGGTAACGAGCTGAACGGTTATGCGGCTATTTGTGCGAAATGGCTAGCTCACCAGGCTATTTTGGCCGGTGACTTCCGACAGGCCATGTTCGGAATATGGGGTGCGCTTGATCTGATGGTTGACAAGACCACCAAGGCTGCCAGTGGTGGCACAGTACTTCGTGTATTCCAGGATGGTGATGTTGCTGTACGCCATGCCAAAGCTTTTGCGTATGGCCGTAAAATCTAACTGAACGCTGATAAAGCGCAATGAAGGCCAGTAACTACTGGCCTTTTTCTTTTACTCCAACCGAGAACAAACAATGAAAATCATAATTATCAGCAACGTTATGGTGATGGGTACGCCTTGCTTCACTCATCAGACTGTAGGTACTGGCGCTAAAGCTCAAGAAGAGCCAACAGTCATTGATATAGACGAAAAAATTGCCACAGAGCTGATCCGCTCACGCCAGGCAAAACGCGCCCCTAATAACGCAAAAGTAAACCTTGAAGTGAAACCACTGGAAAAAGAGCGCGACGAACTGGACGACTTCTTCGGTGAAGAGGAAGAAGAGGAAGAACAAGAGTAATGTCAGATTTTTTTGATGATGATTGGTCAGTTTTCTTTGACCCCAACGAATGTGGCGCTGCTGCAGTGCTGATTTGTGATTCAGAGATACCTGTAAACGGCCGCATCATTCCAGAAAAAAACGACAACAAGCTGCAGCGCCAGTCAACTGGTAAAGCCGGTGTAAAAGTAGCGCCTGTTAGCGTTCGCTTTCAGATACCGACTTCGGCGGTACCAACTGACTGGCAGAACTGGGCAGTGCGAATAAACAAATCGCCGTACCAGGGTCAGAATTACAGCATCGTTGATGTGGATCCTAACCCTGACGGAAGTTCTGATTTAACGCTAACCCCGTACAAACCGAGAGGCCAGGAACATGGCGAATGGCTTCGAGCTGAAAATTGATTTATCTCTGAACGAAACTGATGTGGCGGCTTTTGTGGCCGCCACTACTTCACAGCTGGAGACGGCCGCGCATCGCGCCCTGGTAAAAGTTGGCCAGTGGCTGCAGACGCATTCTTTGCGCGAGTTAGGTCAGGAGCTGGGAGTAAAGCAGGAGCCGCTTAAAAAGCGTTTTAGGGTCTATCCTAAGCGCCAAAAAGGACAGGTTACATTTTGGGTCGGTCTGGACCCTATCGGTATTCACCGCCTTGGGACGCCCACCGTCACCAGTAAAGGGGTGAAAGTAAACCGCAAAGAATACGACAAAGCATTTATTAACCCGATGAAATCCTCCCAGTTGACCGTTTATAAACGGCGCGGCCGTGAACGTCTGCCTATTGACCAGGTAAAAGAGGACATCGACCAGCAGGCCATGGCTGTACTGGAGCGCTGGGAGAGTCGGGTTTTTACCAGATTTAAAGAGATTTTCGACCAAGAAGCTAAGGCGATAGTCAATGGATACGCTTAAACAACCCTCAGATTTTTATGACGCTATTTCAAGCGTGTTAGAGGCCAAATTAAAGGGTGTCACCATGCACAGCTATGCAGAGTTTGGTGATACAGACGTCGCTGATGCAATGGTCCTGATTGAGTTTGAAGAGGCATTGCCATGTGATCCGTCAGCTGAAGGCCGCAAAGGTTACGACTATCAGATCACGTTGCATGCGGTCGTTGGCCGTCACCGGCATCGGCCGGAACTGGAGGCCATTAACTTATCCGCCGCCATAGCTCAGGTCGTTGAATACAACAAATGGGGCATACCAGGACTGCAGGCCGGATGGCCTGAAGACATCCGCCAATCGCCCAGCATGTTTAAAAAAGGTGCTGACGGTTACGAAGCCTGGGGCGTGAGCTTTAGCCAGAAAATTTACTTAGGCCCAAGCCTGTTGGACGACAATCCGGTTGTGTCAGATGTGTGGATGACAGTCACGCCACCGGCTAACTCAGACAACCCTGAAGAGTACGAGAAGGTGGTCAATGAGGGACTTGATAGCGTCATTAATACAGTCGGAGCTTAGCCAATACGCTGAGCAGATGGCTGAGATGTCCGAAGAAATTGAAGACCTGAAGCGGAGACTTCGCAATAACATCCGGATAGGAACCTGCGTTGATGTAGACGCTAAAGGCAAGGTAAAAATCAGTCACGGCGAAAACAAAACCCCATGGATAAAATGGTTTGCTGTCAGCGCCGGTGATATCCGTGAATATCGATGTCCATCAAAAGGCGAGCAATGCCTCATATTGAATTATGCGGCCGGAAACAACAGCTCCCAGTCGGTGGCTTTGTTTGGTTTGTTCAGCGACCAATTCCCAGCCCCTGCAGATAATCCGGATGTCCACAAGCGGGTCTACAAAGATGGTACTGCAGTAACCTACGACCAGGCGAAGCACAAGCTGCTTGTTGAAATGTCAGCTGGCAAAGCTGAGTTTGTTATTCCTGAAGAAATCAAGTTTCAAACCCAGCTGCTCCATGTGACCGGCAACATCAAATCAGATGCAGACATCACTGATGCCAAGCGCTCAATGGCAGCTGATCGTGACATCTACAACAACCACCAGCACCCGGGTGTTCAGCCAGGCACAGGCAAAGCACAACCTACGGAGCAAAAACAGTGATCGGTATTGACAGACAAACAGGCCGAACTTTGACGGGCTGGCAGCAGCTGGTCTCCAGAGTCCAGCAAGTCATGACCACGCCCATCGGTGCCAGAGAAAAACGTCGCGCATTTGGAAGCAGTGTCCCGACCCTGCAGGGCAAAAACATGAATGACGATTTACTGATGATGGCGCAGGTGTATGCGATAGAAGCGTTTTATAACCCTGAAAACGGCTTAGATGATTTTCAGCCGACGCAGTGCGTAGCCACAAGGCGCGTAGGTGGCTTGACCTTAACAATTAGCGGGATCTGGCAGGGCCAGCAGTCAAAAATGGAGGTGCTTGTCTGATGTTTTTACCTGGACAAAATACACTGGCTAAACCAGACGCATTGATTGTGCCGCCATTTGAGCAGCAGCTGAAGAAATTCAAAGACACAGTGATAGCTCATATCGCAAAAACTGATCCGGTGATGGCCGCACAAGTGGCAGAGACACTGGCGAACGAGGCGGAGTTGTCAACAAAGATAATCGAAGCCAGCACCGTGGTTTTGCAGACTTTTATGCGAAACGAGAACGAGCAGGCTTTGCAGATGTTTGCTTACTGGGCGGAAGGAAACAATCTGGATGCGAAAGTGAGCGACCTTGGGTTAAAGCGCCAAATCATATCGCCTGAAGACCTTGCTGCTTACCCTCCAGTGCCAGCCGTGAAAGAAAGTGATGAACACTTAAAGTTGCGCTACTACCTAGCTCCCTACGGATTTAGTTCTGCCGGGCCTAAGCTGGGTTACAAGTTTCAGGCCATGGCCTTGGATGAGCGGCCGGTGATCAGCATTGAATCTCCATCGCCAGGCAAAGTTGTTGTGACGTATGAACTGGGCGCAGGCACTTTAGCCGGTCAGGTAAAAGACGCCGCTGCAGACCGGATAGGCCCCGGGAAAATTCAGTTAAACATTTTATCCTGGGAGGGCCAAGGCATACCGTCAGACGAGCTGATGGAGGCCGTGGAGCAACACTTTTCACGCGATGATGTGGGTGTAGCAACGGATGAAGTCACCTTTAAAAAGGCCGAAATTCAGACCTATGAAATCACTGGGACGGCTTATATAAACAAGGGGCCTGACGCCTCCATTACCAAGGCTTCAGCAGAGGCCGCATTGGCCTCTTATGCCGAATCAAGCCACAGGCTAGGTGGCGTCGTTGACTTGGACTATATCAAGCACCTTCTGATTAGTGCAGGAGCGAAAAAAGCGGTCTTAACCAGTCCAGCTGCAGAGATGGTTTGTGCCAGGCATCAAGCCCCGTTTTGCCTCAATATCAGCATAGAGATTGAGACGCTATGAGTGATTACAGCTTATTGCCCGACAACAAAAGCGCATTAGAGCGCGGCTTGGAGCTGGCGTTTACTGAGCTGCTAGGGGAAATAGAAACCCCATACCCGAACCTGCTTAACCCACGAAAAACACCGACTCGGATCCTGCCTTACATCGCGCAGGACAGAGGGGTTATTGAGTGGAATGCGAAGGCCCCACGTTCAGAGCAAGAGCAAGTTGTTGCGACGGCCTATCAGCAATACAAGCAAGCCGGAACTCCAGCAGGTTTAAAAGTAGCGCTGTCTCCGCTGAGCGGTGATGTGGATGTTGAGCCGTGGCACAAGTACGGAGGCGAACCCTATCACTTGCGGGTCGTTGCCTGGTTGCCAGCTGCCCCAACGGATGAGCTTCTTTCCCTGGTGGCAGACCGCCTGGAGAACGCACAGAGTGGTCGGGACGTTATCAGCTTGTCCTTAGGCGTTAAAGCATCAGGCCAGTTTTATTTTGGCGCTGCAGTGCATATTGCACCACGCATTGTTGTAGGCCCATGGCGGCCGCCCAGCATCGTTACAACCAAGACAATGACGGTAGGCGGTGCATTTGTCGCATCTTATAAGGTAACAGTCAGATGAGTGAGTTAGGTGTCATTATTACGGATGTCGGAGAGGCGTTGCTTAATAACGCAGGGATCTCCGGCACTGAGTTAAAACTTCAAAAATTTTCCATTGGTGATGGCGGCGTTGCAGCCAATTACAACCCTACGTATGCCCAGCTGAAGGCACTGACGTCTATCCCAGGTGAATGGGATAAGCGCAACCTGACAGAGGTTTACCCGAACCCTGAAGGTCCGGGCTATATCGCTGAAGGTTTTGTCCCGCACGACGTTGGAGCCAACCGCTGGTGCAGAATCGTGGGCTACTGGACGGAGTCCGGAAAGCTGTTCGCTGTCCATACCATTCCTGAGTGGCTGAAACCAGCTGCAAACGGCCCGATGATGTATGAGCTGCCACTGAAAGCGTACTTTGTCCACAGCAGTGAAGCGACGATTACGTTGTCAGTAAACCCCAGCCTGCAGGCCGCGACCCAGTCATGGGTTAATGCCAGATATGCGACAAAACAGGAATTGACTGACGCTGTTTCTGCAGTCGAAGCCCGGCTTAGTCAGCCGCCAGTACTTGAAGCGCCGGGGGCTATGCCAGCAGCCGGTGATGCCTTTATTCAGGCTACAGGGAATTACCAACTGCAGAAATCGCCAGAAAACTCTTTGTTGGTTGTTGTTGTATCACCTGGCATTGAGCCGCCCCATTTGGTCGCGCCTGAAGATGAAAAAGTGAAGTCGATTAAAGGCGACCACGACAGTATCAGACTTGTTACCTATGGCCAGCCCTATCGCTTTTTACGTAAACAAAACGCCTGGAGACAATTATGAGTACAGCTGACGTACCTGCAACCGGAGCGGCAGGTGGCGCTTTAATCGGTGAAATGCGGTTCTTTCCCAATAATTTGCCACACGATTTTACCCAAGGTGGAGAACGCTGGTTACGCACCGGCTATATGGAGACTGATCCGTCAAAATTTGACACTGAATTTTGGCGAGGCAGCATCGGCACTTATTTTGAAGCGATAACATCACCTGGTACGGTTGTGTTTGAAGATATTGCTGGGAATAACGCAGGGGTCATTATTGCTCCAGTAGCCACAACCACCACGGGCCAGTTTTATCGCTCTATAGATAATGGGGTGACATTCACAGGCCCTCACAATTTTCCCACAAACAACTTGCGAGTCCGCTGTGTTATCTGGGTTCAACCGCTCGGATTGTTCGTTGCGGTAGGTGATGGCGGGAATATTTATACATCACCGGATGGAATAAATTGGACAACCAGGGGGTCAGGAGTTGCCACAGACCTTTACATCGTACATTGGACAGGCGCACTCCTCGTTGCTGCTGGTAAATCCAGTGTGATACTAACGTCAGCGAATGGCACCAACTGGGCAAACAAATCAGTTGCTTTAAGTGGCGCGACAAAGTTGTTCCTGTCTGCGGCATCCGGTGATGGAATCATTGTTGTCGGCAGCGAAGCTGGTACAAATAACTCGGCTGTATCTACCGATGGAGGAGCCACATTTACATTGATGACGATAGACGGCTCAACAACAGCCGGAATTTATGGGCTTATTCATGATGGCGAAAAATTTATCGCTCAATACTCCGGTTTGCTGCGGACGTCTGTTGATGGCAAAAATTGGGTGCTGGTTAAGCATGACGCATTAATCAATAACAAGACTCGGATTTCTTACTCCGATGGCTGCTATTGGCTGGGATATGTCACCGGCACATTTTATAAATCCGAAGATTTAAAAAATTGGCGCTGCATTGATGTTGACCCTATATCAGCCGCCCCGTCAGGCGTTGTTTCCGTAAAAAAAATAGGTCAAAACTATTATGTGATTGGTGAAACACAGTACCTGTATCGAGGGAACGGAAAGCCATATGCGGGTTGGCCTAATGTGGTGTCTGCAAATGGTCAGGATATTAAAACAACGGGCGCGCCTTGCCATGTGAGGATTAGCTAATGTCAGTGATTAAAAGTATTTATTTCAGCGATTCAAACAAGACGGCCGCTGAACAAAATTACCCCGTGCTGCAGCTTACAGATGTTGTAGTGACTGGCGCTAATTTAGTGGGTCAAATTTATTGGGTAAAAGAATCGACTGTTTTTTCTATTTCAGCTGTTATCGATAACAAAATCCTTGGTGCTGACGGTGAGTTGGTTGCCATCCCATTTGGCAACACCGTTATGTCGACGCCGGTTGAGGAAATTGTAGATGGCAAGGCGGTTAAAACTCTGCGGTTTGAGTCTCAAATCACGACTGATGAGACAGGTGTTGTGCGTATGAATTTGCCCCTGAAACTACCGTCTGGTAATTACCTAATCAGTCCGGAGCGGATAAACAGAGGTCTGGAGGAAATAGGCGCGCTGTTCCGCTTTATGTTCGCCCCTGTCGACATTGATAGTCAGGTGGTTGTGCAATGAAAAAACTAACTGCAGTATTCACATTATTGATAGTTGGTCTTGTTTGGCTCATTGAGACTTTGCTTACTCCGGTGGGCTGGTATCGACTGGCCATCACGATTTTATCTCAACCCTTTCGCCAGTTCAGGGGGTACGCCTTTGACTTGTGGATTGCATCAGACCAGCATATGAATGCTGTTTTTGGTGGGAACCCGGATACGACCATCAGTGGTCGTGTTGGTTACTATGCGATGCAGGGCCGCACTGGCTATATAGTCGCGGAGTGTATCATTGATGCGATTTTTTACATCGCTATCCGGCAGGTAGGACACTGCAGGGCGTCGATAGAACCCGACGAAACCCATTAGTTTTAAGCAACACATAAGCCGCTCTCTGAGCGGTTTTTTTATGCCTGGAGAAAAGATGAAGAAAAAATACAAGGTGCTGGTCAGCTTTAAATGGCGCGGTGCTTGGGTCGATGTCGGTTCGCAATTGGACTTACTGAATTGCGAAGCACAAAGCCTCCTGCAGACTCAAAAAATTGAAGAAGTTAAAGCAGCAAAGAAGGGGGCTGAATAATGCCTGTAATTGATAATTTTGAGCACAATGGCGCCAGCATACTGACGTCTGAGCCGCCAGCCCCAATGGGGCCACCTGGTCCTAACGTGGTGGCATGGGTTGTGACTGCTCCGGACAAGCACGCCAGCATTGGTTTCAGCTCTCCGTTTCGTGTATCGAATGAGCAGCACGCTGCTTTGCTGGACACGACTGGCAACGAGCTGGGTACAGCTTGGCATGCGGCAACGCAGACGATGAAAAAGACCTCGGTTCCTCAGTATTTTATTGTGGTACCAGAAGGCCAGACCGAAGCGGAAACGATAGTCAATATCATTGGTGGCGTGGAAGCTGGCACCGGCCGCCGTCTTGGTATTTCAGCTCTGTCTGAATGCCTGGAAAAGCCGACGATTATTGCAGCCCCGGGTTTCAGTAAAAACAAAGAAGTGATTGATGCGCTTGCTGCTATGGCCAAGCGTTTGCGCTGTCGTGTTGTGGTTGATGCACCAGGCACAACTACGGCTGAAGCGATTGCGTTATCAGCCCAGTTAGGCGGCGTTGGCACAGGCCATGAGCGCGTCTACATGGTGGATCCATTGCCTGCGATTTACAGCAAAAAGGCGAAAGGTGACATCTACGTCCCAGCCTCCACTATTGCAGTGGGTGCGCTGGCCAGCGTCCAGCCGTGGGAATCACCGGGCAATCAGGGCGTGGCTATTCAGGATGTCTCCCGCTCAGTGGATTACAACATTCTGGATACAAACACCGAAGGTGATCTGTTGAACAAAAACGGCGTGAGCTATTTTGGCCGGACCAGCCTGGGCGGCTTCAGTCTGATTGGCAACCGGTCAGTGACAGGCCAGTTTATTTCGTTCGTGGGTCTTGAGGATGCGATTGCTCGCAAACTTGAAGCGGCAAGCCAAACGGCTATGGCCAAGCAAATGACGGCGAACTTTTGGGAGCAGGAGGTCAAGAAAATTGACCTGTTTGTTCAGGACCTTGTTGCTGCTCAAGTGATACCAGGCGGCTCGGTGTACTTACACCCGACGCTGAACACTGTAGAGCGCTATAAAAACGGCTCCTGGTACGTGGTGATCGATTACGGCCGTTACAGCCCTAACGAGCACATGATTTTACACCTGAATGCGGTCGATAGCATCGTAGAGCAATTCATTGAAGAGGTACTGTCATGAGTGGACAGCGCGCACGTATGTTGCTTGGGGCGACAGTCAATGGCAGCCCCATTCTGGCAGAACTGGAAGAGTTCACAGCTCCGGAAATTAAAAAGGTCATGGAAGAAGTCCTCGGCGGCCGTTTTATCCCGGATGAAATTTGGGTCGGTTTGGAGAAGATGGGGTATGAGCTGAAAATCTCAGGCCCGACAGCCGACTTGTTGTCAGCCTACGGCCTGAAGCCTGGCGAAGTTTGTCAGGTGGATGTGAAGTCGTCAGAAGTCGATGGTGATGGCAAGACGTTCAAAGTCCATTACAGCATGAGCGGTGAAATCACCGGCGTGAAAGAAGAAACCATCAAATCAAAATCTAAGCCTGGCGCGACGATTACGGCCAGTGTGAAGGTATACAAAAAAACTGAAGATGGTAAGACAGTGTATGACATCAACACAAAAACCCAAGTCATCGACTTAGGCAAAGGTGATGTGATGGCTGTTCACCGCCGCAACGTCGGCATTTAATTTCCCTGTAGTTTGCGCGCATTGGGGTCACTTCGGTGGCCCCTTTTTTTATTCGGAGAACGTATGAAAAAACAAGAGTTGTTTCAACCAGAAGTGTTAACCCTTCGCTGGCCAGTTCAGAGCGCCACCGGCTCTCTGACGGCGTTAACGCTGCGCCTTATATCCCATGCTGATCATGCCAAAGTGCTGGAAGACCATAAAGACGAAACTCAGATTTTTACCGAGTTTGCCCGTCTGTCGTGTGGCATAGCTGCAGACGAAGTCAACCGCATGAAGGCACCAGACTGGAACAAGCTGCGCCTGAAACTATCCGACCTGGTTGCCAAAGGCAGCGACTTTTACTTTAAGCGTGCGGGTGTTGCATTCAATCCGGATTCGCCTTTATTGCTGCAACCTATCCTCAGCGATACAAACGAAACCATCTCGGAGCTGTTTCTGGAAATCCCGACAGTGGCCACCACGGAGCTGATGAAAAAGCACACAAACCCTGATGAGCGAAACCTGTTTATCACAATGGCCTGCACTGGTTTGAGTGCGAAAGAAATTAGCCGGCTGTCGGCTCCGGATTGGAATCACCTGCAGGGGCGGATCAACAGTTTTTTGAACGAAACGGCGGATTACTTTCCAGCCGAGACGTCGACACTCTCACCGACATAATCCCGCTTGTTTACAACGTCAGCGAACAGGAAATTTTGTCCTGGTCAACGGACAAAGCGCTGCGGCGTTATGAGTTAGCTATCCAGAGACTTAAACAGGGGGCGTGATGTCCGCAAAATACAGTATCGCACTTGCTGCAGTCGACCAGTTCACAGCCCCGTTTAAATCCTTCAGCGCGACCAGCTCAAAGCTGGTCACGCAAATTCAGGGGCAAAAGGCCGAGCTGAGAAGCCTGGCTGCAGCTCAGCGTGATCTATCTGGCTTTAACCAGATGAAAGCAAAACTGGGTGAAACCACCAGCGCCCTGGATAAAGCGAGACTGGCCGAAAAAGCACTGACCGCCGAGATTAATGCGGTCGGTGTTCCGACCAAAAAAATGGCTGCAGAGTTTGATAAAGCCAGGAATAAAACCGCTCAGTTAACCGCTGAACACCAGGCCCAAACAAACAAACTCAACAGCCTGGAGCGAAGCCTCGAAAAAGCCGGTGTTGATGCCAGTAAATTTGCCACCGAGCAAAGCCGGATAGAAAAGGCAACAGAACAAGCCAATGCCGCGCTCAAGGTGCAGCAGGCGCGATTAAAGTCAGTGTCTGACGCACAAGACAGGGTGGAGGCCAATAAAGCCGCCAGAGCCGATTTACGCGGTGAAATGCTGGAGACAGCAGCGATAGGTTATGTCGCCGCCCAGCCAATTATGAAAGCCATTGAGTACGAGTCCTCGATGGCGGATGTGAAAAAGGTCGTCAATTTTGAGGACGATGCTGAAGCTAACAAAATGGGCCGAGACATCCTCAAGATGTCGACTCAAATTCCGATTGCTGCTGCAGGTCTTGCTGAAATTACTGCAGCAGCCGGTCAATCCGGTATCGCCAAAGCGGAGCTGCTGAACTTCACCACCAGTGCCGCAAAAATGGCAACGGCGTTTGATGTCTCTGCAGAAGAGGCAGGCAGCACAATGGCCGCCTGGCGCGCCTCGATGGGTTTGTCACAAAAGCAGGCTGTAGACCTTGCTGATGCGACAAACTACCTGTCGAACAATATGAATGCCCAGGCAAAAGATATTGCCGGGGTGCTGAAACGCCAGGGCGCTGTCGCCATGGCGGCAGGCTTAGATCAGATACAAGCAGCCTCGTTGTCAGCTGCCTTGCTGTCAGGCGGTGCGGGTGAAGAAGTTGCAGCCACGGCGCTGAAAAATATCACCGGCGCAATGATGAAAGGCGACACCGCTACAGCGGCCCAACAAGGTGCCTGGTCGGAGTTAGGCTTCGATCCTCAGATGCTGGCTAAGGACATGCTGTCTGATGCACCTGGCACGATGATCAAAGTGTTTGAAGCGATGCAAGGCGTACCTGAAGAAGAAGTCAGCGCCCTGGTATCGACGCTGTTCGGGGAGGAGGTCAAAGGCTCGGTTATGCCGATGCTGAAGAACTTAGACAACCTGAAGAACGCTTTTAAGATGACCGGCGATGCAACCAAGTATCGCGGCTCGATGGAGGCGGAATATCAGGCCCGATCAGCAACAACAGCAAACGGGATGCAGCTGCTGGCCAATAAGTTTGACCGGCTGCAAATTAGCATCGGCACGTTACTGCTGCCAGCGCTTAATGAAATCATGGGGCCAGTGGCAGATTTTGCTGATCTGCTGGCAGACGGGGCTGAAAAGTACCCGACTATAGCCAAGGGCCTTGCCATGGTTGGTATGGGTCTGGTGGCGCTCAAAGTGGGCGCTTTGGCGCTGAAATTCGTTGGCCTGACGTTTGGCCAGGGAATGAATGTGCTGAACCTTGGCAGAGCAAAATTATCCGCGACCACCGGCAACACCGCACGAACAGCGACTCTCGCCAATTTAGCACTGCAGAAGCTAAACGCCACTATGGCCCGAATGGGGTCACGGCGGACGCCAGTTAGTGCTGACATAGGTGGCAGTTCGCGTCGACGTCGTGTTCGCCCAGCTCGCACAGGTCGACTGGCCAGAGCGGGAGCAGTACTGGGTGGAGGAGCGCTCATGGCGGGTAGCGCTATGGCTGCGCTGCCAATGGGTGCAGATGTACTTCAAGGTGCAGGCAAGTTAATCAGGCCGTTAGCTCTTGCGATGTCAGGAGCTGACCTTGCATCCAGTTTATCTGCAGGTGACAACGTGGCCACCGGCGCAGCAGCTGGTGACATGCTGGGAGGTTTGGGAGGAGCAACAGCAGGCGGCATGGCCGGAGCTGCAATTGGATCCGTCGTGCCAGTCATTGGCACCGCCATCGGCGGTTTAATCGGATCCATTATTGGCGGCTTAGGCGGCGGCATGCTCGGCGAGTGGGCGGGCGGGAAAATCGGTGGGATGTTTGACGCTGGCACGTCGAACTCTCCAGTCCCGCCCGTGGGCCAGGCGAATAAGTTACCGACGTCTTTAGAGGCTCCACCTTTGCTTGCAGCAGTCAGTGACCGGCTACCACCTCCGGAAGCTATCCGGAAGCAGATAAGCAGTCAGGACAACAGGCAGATGGTCTTTAGTCCGACCATTACGATACCTGGTTCCTCCGGCAACAAAGAAGCGGATCAGCGCCTTGTAGACTCCATCATGCAGCGCTTAAAGGCTGAGTTTATGACGATGATGGGCAGCAATGGTTTGTCGGTTCGTCTGGATGGTTCGCTGTCAGATAGGAGTAGCAGCTGATGAATCAACAAGCGGCATTAGGGACTTATGTCTTTAGCCTGGGAAACAAAACAGCGTTTGATAAGTGGGTCCGCCAGTCTTCTGGTGGCTGGGTCAGTATCGATATCACCAACGGCAAGCCCATCAGTCACAACACAGGTCAGGGTCTGGAAAGCATCAGCATCACCGGCAAAGTTCACGGCGTACCAGGCATGGACGCCCTGGATAAACTCCGTGCGCTGCAGGCAACCAGAAAGCCACAGACTCTCATTACTGGCCAAGGCCGGAACTTGGGGCGCTGGAAAATAAACAACATCACTGAAACACAAAGCCGGATCATTGATGACGGTACAGCGCTGGTGGTTGAGTTTAGTGTTGAGCTGGAGGAGTTCGCAGATGAAATCAGTAGTAAGCAAAGCCGGTGATAGCGTGGGCCTGTTGGCTCACCTTCACCTGGGGCGCGATGACGATGAAACTGAGGAGGCTATTTATGACAGTAACCCGGGGCTGGCTAAATATGGCCCCGTTTTACCCTCCGGAGTGACGGTTCTTATCCCTGATATGCCAGAGGCTCCACTGGCCAAAGCGGTGAACATATGGGACTAAATTTTACACCCCGTTTTATTGCAAGAGGAGCGCATGCCGCCCTCATCAATCAGCGGCTGATCTCCTGGGAACGGATAGACGCTGCAGGCAGACAATCCGACCAGCTGACGTTAAAAATAGACACGCAGGGCATGCCTGGACGACCAAGGGAAGGCGAAAGCATCGGGGTGTCTGAGGGGTATGCTGAGTCACCGGCGCTGACCGATAAAGGGATGTTTAAAATCACAAGGGTCACGCCCAGGATATTTCCGGACAGCGTGACTATTGTGGCAACTGCAGCACCGTTTCAGGTGAAAGATGAGACGCAGTTCAAGCTGCGCCGGTCACGCAGTTTTTCAAAAATGAAACTCGGGGATATTTTCCGCCAAGTGGTGAAAGCCCACGGATTTTCGCCCCGGGTTGCACCCGACCTTGATGCGCTCCTGGTTGAACACATCGACCAGACCGACGAGACCGACATGGGCTTTTTAACGCGCCTGGCGAAACGCTACGACGCTGTGACTAAGCCTGTGGATCAGCTTTACATCATGGCCAGAAGGGGGCAGCTGAAAAGCATATCCGGACAAACTCTGGAGCCGGTCAAATTCAGCTTGCCAAGGAACAACGTTCCAACCAGTACCAGCTTCATCAATGCGGAGGTCGACTTTCCCAGTCGGACTACGTTCAAAGGTGTGGTTGCAAAGTACTGGGACGCTGATGCCGGAAAGGAAGTGGAGGTCACGCTGGGCGATGCTCCGTTTAAAAAGCTGGCTGACCAGTTTGAAAGCGAAATACACGCCCGGGAGTCAGCTGATAGCGAGCTGAGAAAAGTGGTCCGCACAGGGGTCACGTTAAAGATGGAAGTACCAGGCGACCCTCGCCTGGTAGCAGAGGGATTGATTGAGCTGGATAGCAGCTTTCCTGACTACATGCGCGGCCGTTGGTCCTTAGATAAGGTCACAGCCAAGGGTGACAGAGGGAGTGGCTATCGATGCTGGCTGGAAGCCACAGAACCGCTTTAAAAGAGAAGAGGGCGACAACCCGGTGGTTGCACACCGGGCTGACGTCTTACCCACATGAGTATGCCATGTGAGCCAAACCAAGGCCCTCCCGCCTCGCGAGGCGCGGGGAGACTATCCGATCATTGTTAAATTTGCAAAGGAAAGGCTCACGTTATGAGTAAACCGTTTTTTTCATGGATGGGTGGCAAGCGCCGCCTGGCTAAAGAAATCCTGCCAGAGTTCCCTGAACATGAGTGCTATGTAGAGCCGTTCTGCGGCGGTGCCGCGCTGTTTTTTATGAAGATGCCGACAAAGGTTGAAGTGATCAACGATGTGAACGGCGACCTGGTGAATTTATATCGCGTGGTGCAGCATCACCTCGAGGAGTTCGTCCGCCAGTTCAAGTGGGCGCTGATCAGCCGCAAAATGTTTGAGTGGCTGGACGATACCCCAACCGAAACGCTGACAGACATCCAACGCGCAGCGCGTTTTTATTACCTGCAGCAGATGTCGTTTGGCTCCAAAATACAGGGCCGCACCTTTGGTACCGCGACCACCACAGCGCCAAAACTAAACCTGCTCCGGATGGAGGAAAATTTAAGCCAGGCGCATTTAAGGCTGAGCCGGACTTTTGTTGAACATCTGGACTGGCAGGCGTGTATAAAGCGCTATGACCGACCTCACAGCCTTTTTTATCTGGACCCGCCGTACTGGGAAACAACCGGCTACGGCGTGGACTTCCCTTTTGAGAATTACCAGGCAATGGCCGAGCTGGCCAGAACAGTCAAAGGTAAGATGATCATCAGCATCAACGACCATCCGGACATTCGTAAAGTCTTTGCTGGCTTCCGGATGAAAGAAATAAACCTGCGGCATACCGTGGGTGGCCGTGGTGGTAAAGAAGCTGGCGAACTGGTCATTTTTAACTGGTAACTTTACCACTTGGCAGCTTTTCACTGGTAAACAGTGGCCTGCAGCTGGTAAGCCTTTGGTAAACCGCGCCTGGTGTTGCAACTTTTCGCGCAACACCAGGCAACACCCGCAACACAAAAAAATAGCCCGCATATGCAGGGCTATTGTTCAACTTTTATCCACAACTTCTGTGGATAAGTCACTCTGCCGATTCTGGCTCTGGCAGTATAGCTATCATCCACTCGCCAAGATTATTCCTTGAGCTATGGTCCACAAAAACACCTAAATCCCGTCCTATACGCTTCACAGCTTCAAGCTGAGCGTCATTCAGCCACTTTTTCACATCAGCCAAAGCCTGCGGGTGAAGTACGTTACACAGAGCATAAGCGTCGTTGAATGATAAAGTTAAGTTGATAGAGTTAACCTGAACTTTTGACTCAGTGCCAAGCACCGCGCCGTTGATATCTGCATCACGCATCACTTAGTCTCCACTTTGTCCAAGTCAAAACCTTCAGCCAAACTCCAGTGAATTGCCTGGCACTCCCGCCCTACATTTTCAGCCTCTCCAAACCGCTCCTGGTTAACCACCAGCCCCAAACTTTTCAGCGTTTGCATCGACTTGATCTGCACACCGATTTCCTGGCTCGTTGCTGGCCTGTTGAGTTTGACCATATTGCTGAGCGCCAACCGTTGAGCTGGTGTTACTTTTACTTTTTTGTTCATAAGATTCCTGAATTTACTAACCTGTTTATCTACATCCACTCCAAGACTCTGCAGCTCTGATTCAACCTCATCATCACTCATAGCCAAAATGTCGTCAGTGATGAAATCACTTAGGTTTTCAAGCGCGCTTTTTTTAGTCTCTACAGCAGGCAGTTCGTTGGCTGGGATCTCTTCAAAAGCCCCATCAACAACTCGGCACCATACACCCCTGACTTTTGTTGCAACGCCGTCAATATACTGATTGCAGCTCGGGTCATAGCCGTCCGGAATTCTCGCTATGAGCGAGTATTTTTCGTGCGGGTCGTATTGGTACCGCTTCGCTTCATAAATTTCACCGGCTTTTACGCCGAGCCTTTTATCCGTTGTTAAAATCATTATTTCCATGGTTAAGCCCCCAGTGCAGCCAGCACTATTTTTGTTAATTCATCGTCGGTAAGGTTGCTCGGGAAAGCGGCGCCTGCTGAAGATGCAGCATCCCTTGCGGCCTTCATATTCATCGGAGCTGCTGCTGCAGCTTTTCTTAAAATGCCTGGATAATTTTTAGCGAAAAGGTACCAGCTTGGATTTTCGTTAATCTCACTTTGCGCTTCAGCAAAACTATCGCAGCTCGGACATCCGCAAAACTGGCCGCCACAAGAGCAAAATTCAACTTCGTTATGCTTGTCCTGTGAATATGCAGTAATAAGCAAACAGTTTGTGCACAAGCAATAGTACGGACCCTCCTTCGACCTCCTTTCTTTAAACCTCAGCCAGCAATCCTGAATTTCTTTATTTTTATACTGACCATCCTCCCCAGTCCTTAGAGCTGAATCACGCAGCCGCTTCCCAAATTGCTCCAAAAACCAACGCTCGAAAGCTAATGAATTTATTTCCACGGTTAAACCCCCAGCGCTGCCAGCACTATCTTTGTTAATTCATCGTCGCTTAGGCGCTTATTCAGCCATGCCTCATCCCAGTTGATAGGCACTTCTCGTGCTGCTGCCAGGTTAAAAGCTGTAGCAGACTTTGATTTTGCTCTGGCTCTGATCATGCTTGCCTGGCCAGCCATGCCAGAGCCGATTAAACGAGCCATTTTTTCACCATCCTTATCCTTGTTGGTATGCGCTGCTTCAACTATTAAAGCCCCATGCTGTTCTAAAATTGCAGCTGCAGCGAGTTGCATCATCTCAACGATCAAAGGAGCCTTTATTACCCGCGCTCTGGTTGCTTCGTCCATAGGTGCCTCCTAATCTTGTGGCTCAACTGCAGGTGGTGGCAGTTGTTCGATATCTTTAAATTTTATGCTCATATCAGATGCGTCCATTGTGATGCGTTCGGCAAAAAGAATAACTATCCCTGCAGAGCCATCCATTTTTGGATAACCCTCAATCCCGCCATCGCTGTCGTCATAATCAAAAGCCTGCTGAACACCCCAGCGGTTGTAGTCATGCTCTAAAACTAAAAAGAAGCAAACTCGTGCGATGCGCTTCAGAGCCGCCTGAACAACATCTCCTTTTGAGCCTTCCAGCCATTCCATGCCATCGCCCCAAAAATTATTTATTTCTTCCGCTTTTTCTTTAGTGAAAACATTCAGGTCGACAGCCAGCCCTACTTCAAACCAGTTATAGTCAACAGTGAACTCCTTCACATTCGATGCTTGCATTACAGTTGTTTCGCTCATCGTCATATCCCTAAATTTAGATAAAAAGTATCGCTTTGTTTAACCACATTACAGTGAAAACAAAAGCACCGGTGGCAGCAAGAACTGCCATGTTAGTCACCCTGTTCTGCAGCCGCTTCATCCTCTGCCTCCAGTTGTCGCATTTCTTCAATGCAGCTCGGGCAGGCGTTGCCACCGACTTCGTCTGAGCGTTCGTAGGCATGCCAGCCTTGCTTAGCTATTAGCCGTGCAGCCGCTTCGGTATTGGGCGCGTCGACAACGATTTCAGCATCGCAATTGCAGCAGTTGCATTTGGCGGTTGTTACCAGGGTAATTTCGGATTGAAGTGGTTTTTTCAGTAAAAACATGACAGCTCCTTAGTTGGCCAGAGTGAGCAGCTGCTCAAGGTAACGACAACGGCACAGGCAGATAGCGTATTCGCGCACCAGTGCCTTGTTTTCTTCAGAGCTGAGTATTTGTTGCAGCGTTAATTTTCTAACAATGTTATATTTGTCGTGTGACATAAGCCGATCCTCAAATTAGTTTGTGTCTCAGAAAGCCCTGGGGTTGCCGCCCTGGGGTTTTCAGTTTGTAGAGCCTAGTTTTGTATATGGTATTTACCATCCCCCTTGTCGTACTTCTTAAACAGGTCTTCCAACGCTTCCAGGACAAAAGCTTTTACAGGCTTATCTGAGCCAGCTCTCATCATGTGCAGACGGCGGTAGTACTCCTCCGGCACATTCAGCGGCAGGCGTTTTAATACCTGGTCTAAATCGTCGCGCGCCAGCGCCTCCAGTGCCTTTTTACCGTCAGCGTTGTCAGTTAAAGTCGGTTTTTTGATAGACAAACTTGTTTTACTCATTGGCTAACTCCTGCAACTCCATCATGATTTTCTTTATATCAAAGCGTGGCTTTTCATCTTCACCCAGTGCGAGAACTGACTTACCTACTGCGGCCAGTTCCGGATAATCTTTGAACTGAAAGGTGTTAGCCTTGAATACAGGCAATTCATACTCAGCCAGGGCATCCCTGACATCTTTACTCAAGTTAGTATTTTTTATTGCCCTAGATATTAAAAATGCCGCTTTTGGTTGTCCGTCAGTAATTTGCTGACGCACTTTTACCATCTCGACGACGCCAGCTGTTGCCCATACATCATAAGGGCTAGGCATAACGGTTATCAGCACAACATCAGCGGCTCTGACAGCTGCTGCGCTGAGTTCGTTTACCACTGGCGCTCCATCGATAATGACCCACTTGTAATCTCTTGATACTTTTGGCAGGTCACGAGCTATTGATAAACCCATTCTGATAACAGGCATCAAATCATCGCCAACGCGCCTGTCGCCCCAGTCCGATGACGACCCTTGCGGGTCATGGTCAACAAGCAACACTGGGCCATCATATTGATGCAGCATGCTGGCAAGGTGAGTGGCAACTGTGGTTTTACCAGAGCCACCTTTTGTATTTAATATCGCAACGACTATCGGCATTTCCGCCTCCGTTCAGTTAATTTGCATTGTGCAAATGCACATTAGTACAAATGCACATTTATTGCAACCCCTCTAAAATAACTAACTACTTTGCACCTTTATTTAGCTAATCCTTTCTGTTTGAGCCTGAAAGCCTTTATTTTCAATGGTTGTGCTACTTACAGTAAAGCTCGGGTCCTTACCTTGACAGTCAGAATACACAGCAATAAAAACTAGCATTTACCTTAACCGCATTATTTTCCACTCTCCTATAAATCCTAGGGCCTGAAAAAATCAACAAAGCAGAAAAACAACGGCTTCAACTAAAAGACAGTAGTGAAACCTCAACAAATATACACAGAAAGCCCTACGTAAAACCAGAATCCGCAATAATGTACACAAAAAGCCCAACACAAGTATACATAGTGCCATAGGGCATCAAGTGTACATACACAGTGACCCCATACTATACGTATAGTATGGGGTCACTG